CCAGTTACGAGCAATTTACCAAGCACTTAAAAAGAATCGCAGACTTCTACTATCCCCCACAGGATCAGGCAAGTCCTTAATCATCTATGCCCTAGTCAGATGGCACCTAGGGATGGATAGACAGTGCCTGATCATCGTCCCCACCGTTTCACTTGTTGAACAGTTATACAAAGACTTCCAACAATACGGATGGAAGGCAGATGCATACTGTCACAAGATCATGGGTGGCACCGAGAAGTATACCGATGCTGATGTGGTTATATCTACTTGGCAATCTATCTATAAGGAACCCAAGAAGTTCTTTAACAGGTTTGATGTGGTCATCGGTGACGAGGCACACCTCTATAAGGCGAAGAGTCTGTCAGGTATCCTTACTAAAATGCATGACTGCAAGTATCGTATAGGACTGACAGGTACTCTCGATGGTATGCACACGCACCAGTTGGTACTAGAAGGATTGTTTGGTAGATGTGAACAGGTTACTAAGACAGTAGACCTGATGAAGAAAGGACATCTCACACCTCTGCAAGTGAAGTGTCTGGTATTGAAGCACGGATACGTTCCCTTTGATGACTATCAACAAGAGATGGATTACATCGTCAGTCATCCTAAGAGAAATAATTTGATTGTGAATCTGGCAGCAGATCTGAAAGGCAATACACTCATCCTATTCAACTACGTTGAGAAGCACGGAGACCCTTTGTGGGAGATGCTAAATACTAAGGTGAAGGGCAATCGTAAGTTGTTCTTCATTCATGGCGGTATTGATGCTTACGACCGTGAAGAGGCGCGAGCAGTATGTGAACAAGAGAAAGATGCAATCATTCTCGCTTCATACGGTACGTTCTCAACAGGGATCAACATCAAAAACCTACACAATGTTATATTCGCAAGTCCATCCAAGTCCAGAGTAAGGAACCTCCAATCTATTGGTCGTGTCCTTAGGAAAGGTGAAAACAAGGCACAGGCAGTGCTGTATGACATCGCTGATAACTGCGCCCGAGGATCTAGAAGTAATTATACCCTTCGTCACCTAGGTGAAAGATTAAAAATTTACCAGGAAGAATCGTTCAATTACGAAATTAAGGAGATCAAACTAAAACATGATTAGTTACATTAGGCATGACGATCAGTTCTACGGAACTATGAAACTCACAACAGGTGAAGAGATCCTGGGTGAGATTCTAGTGACAGAAGATCCTGAGACAAAGACAGATCTTATCTTTGTACAACATCCTGCTAAGACTAAGGTTGTAGAACTTGATCCAGATAAGGACGCTAGGTCCCAGAAAGTTGCTATGGGATTCATCCGTTGGATGAACTTCTCAGAAGAAGATTTCTACGTTGTACCTGAGAATCAGGTCCTGACGATTGCACCCATGTCGCCCGAGGCGGTAATGATGTACAAGCGTTGGGTCCGTAAAGAGATCCATAAAGAACCCGACAAGAGTCCAGAAGTACCCATGAATGAAAGCATGGGTCTCATTGGTAACGTCAGTGAGGCAAGAAAACTTCTGAAAAAGATCTATGACTCTCCAAGTTTCTTTAAGTAACTAGATACTTTGCTTTTCAACCCTGACAGTGTTGAGTATAATTATTATTATTCACCTTGTCAAGCTCTTGACGATTTGGGTCTCCAAGTGTTAACATTATGTCAACCGTGAACAACCTTTATGTCGGTACTAATGCCACGGAAGTCCACCAAAAAGAAAGAACACTACGTAGATAACAAGCAGTTTCTTCATGAACTGATTATCTATCGCAACAAGTGTGCCCAGGCAGCAGAGGCAGGTAAACCCAAACCTCGTGTGTCCAATTATATTGGTGATTGCTTCTTGAAGATCGCAACACACCTATCATATCGTCCAAACTTCATCAACTACATGTACCGAGAGGACATGATTGGTGATGGTATCGAGAATTGTATTCAGTATATTCATAACTTCGATCCCGATAAATCGTCCAACCCGTTTGCATACTTCACACAGATTGTGTACTATGCATATCTCAGAAGGATTGCTAAGGAGAAGCGGCAACAAGCAATCCGAGAAAAGATTCTGGAACGAAAAGGATTTGAAGAGGTCTTCCATACAGATGACCTTGACAACATGAGTGATATGAACTACATTAAGTCCAGAGTGGAAACTAACACCAGGTACTCCTAATGAACGACAAGTACATGTCCAACTATTGGCGTGGTGGTACAACTAAGGATCGCATCGCCGAACTTCTAGCAGAACTTTCTGATCTCACAGGTGGTAAATCGTTTTCTAGACGTACGGTTTCTTCATATGGTAAAGATACGGTGCAACTTGTGGTAGAATATAATGTAGCGCGTGGGGTCACCGATGAAAATACTGTTAATCACTGACCAACACTTCGGTGTTCGTAATGACAGTCCAGCATATCTTGACAAGTACCGTGCCTTCTATGAGGGTACGGTACTTCCCTACATTGATAAGCATAAAATCACCAACATCATCTGCTTGGGAGATACTTTCGACAAACGTAAGTCCATTAACTACGTTTCTCTTGATGCTGCTAAGCAGATGTGGTTCAATCCCCTGGCGGAACGGGGAGTACATATGGACATGCTTGTAGGTAATCATGATATTTACTACAAGAATACTCTCAGAGTTAATAGTCCAGAGTTACTCCTGCGAGACTACGACAACATCACTGTCATTTCTGATCCTACTGAACTACGGTATGGTGATGTTTCTGTATTGCTTTTGCCTTGGATTTGCCCTACAAATAGAGCAGAATCCGAGCGAGCGGTGGAGGATAGTTCTGCAACTATCTGTCTGGGGCATCTTGAACTTAATAATTTTGATCCTATTCCTGGATATACCATGGAACATGGGGATGACCCGAACATGTTCTCCAAATTTGACCTAGTGTGTAGTGGTCATTATCACCACCGTTCTACCAAAGGTAACATTACATACCTCGGTAATCCGTACCAACTGTATTGGAATGATTACGGTTGTGATAGGGGGTTCCATGTACTAAATACAGATACCAAAAAACTTACCTTCGTTAAGAATCCTAATACCATGTTCAATAAGATCTGGTATAGGGATGAAGAGACCGCAAAGATCAATTACAAATCTTTGAAGGGAACTTACGTCAAACTGATTGTAGAAAAGAAAGAAGATCAGGTTCTGTTTGATAAGACATTCAAAAAGATTGTCGATGCTGATCCTGTTGATCTTAAAGTTATAGAGGATAACTTTATTGTCCTTGATGAAGTTGATGATTCAGTTGAAACAGAAGATACTCTTAGTATTCTTCACAAGTGCGTAAGTGAAATCGACAACAAGGATGAAGTTTTCGGTATACTTAAATCACTATATGTAGAAGCGCAAAGAGTCTGATGTACGTTTTAGTTGACAAAAGCAGTGGAGGTGTGTATGCTGTTCGGGATGACAACCAAGACGGCGAGCGCGTTGTCCAGTTGTTCCTCGAAGAGGATGACGCTGAACGTTATCATGGGTATTTGATTGCCAATGATTACTCACGTCAACTTGAAATTATGGAAGTAGAAGAGGAGACAGTCAAAGAGAACTGTTCCTCCTATGGATATCAATATACTATTATTCAACCTGACCAGATTGTTTTCCCGCCTAACGATACATGATTGTTTTTGAGAAGATCCGTTGGAAGAACCTCCTGTCCACTGGGCAGCAGTTCACTGAGGTGGATCTAAACGGTACTACATCATCCCTAATCATTGGTAACAACGGAGCGGGCAAGAGTACAATTCTTGACGCTCTTTGTTTTGGGTTGTTTAACAAACCATTTAGAAAGATTAGTAAGAGTCAACTGATCAACTCTGTCAACGAACGCGAACTTGTAGTTGAAGTTGAGCTACAAATTGGCAGCATCTCTTATAAGATAGTCCGTGGTATGAAACCCTCGGTCTTTGAAATCTACCGAAACGGAAAACTCGTCGATCAAGACGCAGCAGCAAAAGACTATCAGAAGTACCTTGAACAAAGCGTACTTAAACTTAACTTCAAATCTTTCACTCAGGTTGTTATTCTTGGCAGTAGCACTTTTGTGCCTTTTATGCAGCTTAATGCTAGTAATAGAAGAGAGGTTATCGAAGATATTCTAGACATTCAGATCTTCTCCCAGATGAATACTCTCCTGAAAGAGAGAGTCAAGACTATTAAAGAAGAACAACGTCAGTGTGAATACGAACTGGACATTGCACAGCAGAAAGTTGATATGCAAGTTCGTAACATCTCGAACTTGGAGAAGGTTGATGCTAGTAACACCAGCAAGAAGCAACAAAAATTTGATGAGAATGAAACTCGCATGTTTGCGATCAAAGACGAAATCAAACGGTTAGATAAAGAATGTGATAAACTTACCCCGCAAATCGCTGAACTCGATCGTGCTGTTGAGAAGCACGAAAAATTCAAAGAGATGCGTACTAAACTTAAAAGTAAGTTCAATGATACCCGTAAGCAGTACGATTTTTTTCTCAACAATCATACGTGCCCGACATGCACTCAGGAGATCGATCAAACGTTTCGTATTGACAAGCAAGCGGAACTTAATCAAAAGTGCATCACTCTTACAGACGGACACTCCCAGATTACGATGGAGATCCAGAAGTTCGAGAAGACAGTAAAAGATCTCAGAGATAAAGCAGAGCAGATCAATGGTTATCGCTATGAGATTGCTAATCTCACCAAAGAGAGCACTAGGTTGTTGAAAGAAAACACTTCCATTCTCACTGAGGTTGGTAGTGATTCAACTAACCTTGAAGGTGAACGTCAAGATCTGTTGAGAATGAAGAGTGATCTTGACAAAAAGCAAGAAGGATGCTCTAATATAAACAAGCAGGCGGATCACTTAAAAACTGTTGGGGAACTCCTGAAAGATGGCGGAATCAAAACCAAAATCATCAGTAAGTTCATCCCTCTTATCAACCAACGAATAAATAAATACCTGCACAGCATGGATTTCTATGTGAACTTCACGCTGGATGATAACTTTAACGAGAAGATTCTCTCACGATTCCGTGACGACTTCTCGTACTCATCCTTCTCCGAGGGTGAGAAACAGAAGATTGATCTAGCACTATTGTTTACATGGAGAGAGGTTGCCAAACTGAAAAACAGTGTGTCAACCAACCTGCTCCTACTGGATGAGGTCTTCGATTCATCCCTTGATCAATCCGCAACGGATGAACTCATGAAGATCTTGCGTAGTATGTCTGATAGAACCAACATGTTTGTCATTTCACACAAAGGTGAGGTTCTTCTCGACAAGTTTGAAAGAGTGATTGAGTTTGAAAAGAACGGAGATTTCTCAATAATGAAAGTTGGAGCAGATGAATGAGCACAATGAAACATATCCTCTTCACTATGAAGGGGTGCGCCTATCACCTCCTGGATGATGAGGCGCATGTGAGGACAATGCTTGCTAATGCCACAGTCATGGCAAATGCTGAACTGTTGGACATTACATCACACAAGTTCTCACCCTTCGGTGTTACTGCCGTTGCTCTCCTTGCTGAAAGTCATATCAGTATTCATACCTGGCCAGAGAAACTCATGGCAGTATGTGATGTTTTCACATGTGGCACCAAAGCAATTCCTAATGCAGCGGTGAACTACATGATGGAATCGATGAACTGCGAAGAGATTGTCCGTGCTGATTTCATCAGACCACTGGACGAGGATCCCCACTCATACGAGGAGGGACAATAAAATAACTGGTACACTCCCTCTGGATTTTAGTTCAGAGGGTTTTATACTAGGTACATACCAAACGAACTGCACATGAACATCGAAATCAAAGGATCTCTTGCCCGCCTTCTCGCGACAGAGAACCTCTTGGTTGAGCACAAGCAAGTTCAGACTGCCTCCTTCAACGTGGAGAAGCGTGTGCTCACACTCCCTATGTGGTCTAAGGCAAGTAATACTGTATACAACCTGCTCGTCGGTCATGAGGTCGGACACGCCCTCTACACACCGAACACCGATCTTTCAGATTGTGGATGCCCTAAGTCATACATCAATGTGACTGAGGATGCTCGTATCGAGAAACTCATGAAACGTAAATACCCTGGTCTTTCCAAAGATTTTTTCAGGGGTTACGAAGAACTTGATCAGGATGACTTCTTTTCTATCAAGGATGAAGAACTCGATCTACTCCCTCTGGTCGATCGTATCAACCTCCACTTCAAGATTGGCGCATATTCCATGATGCCATTCACACCCTCTGAGACCCCTCTCAGAGACGCTGTGGGCAACGCTGAGACATTCCAGGAAGCGATTGATGCTGCGAAAGCAATTTATGAGTACGCAAAAGCAGAGGAAGATCGCCAAGATGGTAATGACAATCAGGGTACAGAAGCAATCTCTATGCCTACTCCTTCCAAAGAACAGATGGATGGCATGGGTGGTGATCCAATCGACACAGACAATCCACTAGAAGATTTGTCAACTGGTAAAGGTAATCCTGCACCTCCTACATTTGCACCTGACGTAGATACACCTGAGTCTAAGTATGATGAAGGTGGAGAGAATACAGAGAAAGTATCCACAGGT